TTAACTCAGGTCTAACAGGGTCTTGAGAAACGTCGATGTTGTAGAGTCGTACAAAGTTGCTTTTTTTCTGAAACCAGCCGAGTGCTTTTTTTAAGATAGTGGTCATCAGAGATATTTTTACTTGATTCCCAGGTTTCGTTTTTCCATTAGCCAGGGCTGCAATGCTCTTAAAACCCCAACCCAATAATGCCTCATGTCTATTGGAATATTTTTAGATAAAACCTTTTTTACAGCGGCGATACGGCGTTTTTTTAGGGCATTTGGTGTCATTTTTCTATCTCCGTCACAAACTCAGGAGCTAAAGGAAAGATCTTTCTGTTCAGACCTGGCCCAGCCCAAAGCCAATGGACTCTTCCACAGTCTTTGCAGGATTTGAATTCTCCAATCAGTTCAAGTTTTTTCTTAACTTTGTGACTTTGCATTTCGCCACCGCAGTTGCAGTCCACTATTCTTTTTCCTTCGGGTTGTCTTCGTTAAAAAATTTAACTAGGCGAAGTTTTGTTTTAGATGGGGTTTTGTCTATAAAGTTGTTGAACGTGATGTCATAACATTCCTGCACGTCATCAGAGATAGCATCAAAATCTTCTTTTAAGTCATGCATGATGTCCATTCTTAGCATGTCATCTAGCTCCTCCCACCCTGGATTCGTCACAATCAATCCCCGATCTCCCTCAACAATGTGCACTGACATGATGTTTTTGTGCGAGATATTAAATGTTCTTACTGGCATAATTTTTTCCTTTCTCCAAATCAATAAGCAAGTCTATGTAATGGCGAGCTTTCTTTAAGTCCTCGATGCCATTCTTGGTTTTATATCGGCATACATATTTGATGATGTTTCCAGCGGCAAAACCTATGCCATTCCGCTCTATAAATTCAAACGGCTGAATGGCTAGGTCTTTGTAGTGGTCGCCACCGACCTGTTTGCTGAGTGGGCTATCCATCAAAAGTATCGCAGTCATAGCATAGAGAAGGCTCATCTTCTTCTGGCTCTTCGCCACATCTGGGGTAAAAATGAGAGCCACATTCTTCACAAGTCCAGTGATCGGGCGGGTCTAATTGACGATCTGGTAAATTCCACATATTCAGTTCCTCGCTGATTTATAAAGGGCAGTCTGTTTCATCTTTATTTGTCCATCTTACAAATTCCATCGGGCAAAAATAACTCCTCTGGGTATAACCCTCATACCGTCTATCTTTAATTTCACCAGAAGACCAATGCGGGTTGGTTGATCCATACACAATCGCCAAGTGATGCCTGTCCTTTGACCACATCAGATAGGCATAAGGTTTTCTTTTGGCTCTGTCCCAGGCATTCACATTGCACACAGCAAACCTATCAAAAGGCCAGTCTGCTTTGCTTGTGAACTGATATCCGAGGACTTTCACTTCGATCTTCTGGATGATCTCAATGTCTCCATCATCCATGAAGGCATGACGATTCTTGTAACTGTCTGCTTCCTCAGTGGGATTAACAGTCACCTTCATTCCATAATTATTCAGCCATTGAGCGGTATCCCATACGCCCTTTTTACTGGCTCTAAGATTCTTCTGGAAAGCAGGATGGTTACGTTCTTCATGGTCTTCTACCAAAGAAATATCAGATTTCATTAGTCGAACTCCCAATTTTCTTTGATATCAGAAAACCTGCCAGTAGGTACATCGTAATTGAGTTTTACCATACCGATCTTACCTACCCATTTGAAACGGGATTTCCAACAATGTATCTCAGGCTGGTGGTTGTCATAGTCTCCGCTTCTATGAACCGTGACCCCACAATCAGCCTTGGCAAACCAGGCAGCAGAACCAGAGATGTGCATCCCCACAGGAGCGGGTGTTTTACCGCTTGGGTCTGGATACATCTTAGCGGGGTGCGCTACAAACCAAACATGGATATCGTAAGCCTTTGCAAAAGCGGCTACGCGAGTGAGCATGGCTGAGATAGATTGATGCTCTTTATCCCCCTTGCTGGTTTCAATGTAGTTATAGGGGTCTATGACAACACCCCTGCAACCTAACCGCATCACAGCAAGTCGTGTTCTTTCCAGCAAATCATCAATCTTGATTGCGCTCCCATCTCTTTGTTCCACGAACACAAAATGATCTTTAATAAATTTTCTGGCTTCTTGGGATTCTTCTTTTGTCATTCTTTCGGTAGGGCCAGAGAAAAAAGGTTTACCCGTGATCTTCTCGCTGAGTTTGGCAATGTGCGTGGGAACGGGGTTCTCGAAGCTGGCAACGCAGAATGTCCAGCCTTCTTTTTGAGCCAGATTTATCAGTAATGCGTCTACAAATTCTGACTTACCCGATCCCGGGAGTCCTGTGACTACACTTAACTGACCAGCAGCTATGGTGTATAGCTCATCAAGACTAGAAAATCCTGTGCTTGCTCCCTTGCCGTTCCCTTTGTCATAAAGCAAATCGACTTGTGAATCGTAATCATCTGCCGAATACACACCAACCAACGGAACAGGCGTGGCATTTTCAATGAGTGAGGTTAGGGTTTCCGCATCATGCTTTAGCAATACATCATTGGCATCTTTGCAGCCATCAGGCCATTTCACTTCCCAGCACTTAGCTCTGCCAATCCTTCTGGCAAGCTCTTCGGCAAGAGCCTCGCCTGGTTCGTCTTTGTCTACAGCAAATATGACTTTTGAAACCTTCTCAATCAGGTCTTTTGATTGCCAAATGTAATGATATTTCACATCTTCGCTAGGATCTTTCTCGTAGACGCTGACCTTCTGAGGTGCTCCATTTGGGCAAGAAACTGAGTCTATACCTACCGTAGCAAGCGCAAGCACATCTAGCTCGCCTTCAACAATGACAAGCGTTTCAATGTTTTCAGGTAATTGATCCAGCCCATAAAAAGATTGCGCGGCTCCCTCTTGGGTGAAGCATTTTTTTCCTGTACCACGCCACTTGATCGCTTCGGGTTTATCGGCATCTTCTCCATAAACAAAGCCTATTGAGGGTAGTTCACCGCTGCCATTGAAGTATTTGTTCCCGCCAATAACCCCATATTTTTTAGCAACGTCTTTGTCAATCCCTCTCTTTTCGAGAAAGTTATAGAGATGTTGATTTTGTTCGGGAGCGTTTACACGCTTTTTAGGTCTTAAAACAGGTGCGGATACTGGCTGAATGTAGGGTTTCTTAGGCAAGATTTTTCCTGAGATCCCACAATTAAAACAATTATATAACGTTCCCTCTCCATTAACTGTTACCCCCATTGTTTTTTGGGTTTTTTTCTTTCTGGTATCACCGCAAGCAGGGCATTTAATACGCCCGTCTTGAGTCATATTTCTGACTACAGATTCAACTGCTTCCATTTTGTGCTGTCCTCGCTAACTTTTGACTTATTGCTTTATTTTTTCTACTCTGTGTAAAATCCTCTAGGATAGTCCTACTAGAATAGCCCTATTAGTCTATTCCTAGATAGAAAATAACTATAAAAATATAGGATAATTCTACTAGGACTGTTCTATCTCTGTTTTTTAACTTAGAATTCATCATGTGAATGTTCTCATTGAGAATCTTTACAGTCGGTTCCTCGCTGGCTTAGAAGCCTCCTCCTCGTGAGGGGGCTTTTTTAATGGGCGAACAGTAATTTCTGATCTCGGATTGGATCGACTTAAACTCCAGCGGATAATTTTGGATTTTACTTGGCGGTCATTCTTAAAAATTTTGTTTTGCATGCAGTCGAGTATGACTGATTCATCTAGGTCTGGCCTTCTTGAAGAGTAAAATATAGTTATCTCAACCTCAAGATAGCCTTCCATCAGAGGATTAAGTACAGGGCATTGCTTGGCAAAGTTTTTCACATAATCTAAGGCTTTCTTACTTTTAATGAAGGCAGGTCGTCCCTTTATTGTTACCAATCTTCTGCTATTGCTTTTCGAGGCTGGCTCTCCAAGTACAGTGAAACTATATACGATTTCATTGTTTGACATATTTACTCATTTACGTGACAATGCGTGACATATAACCACACAACGGCAACACAAATCAAACAGAAAAGGAAAAATAATGAGTCCAATAATTATTGAAGACAATGTTCCGCTACCCAATCGGGTGGTTGACAGAGTTTCGCTTCCAGCTTTGCCTCTTGATGCTATGAAAGCAGGGCAATCTTTTAGGCTTGGTGTGAACAACGGCGACTTAGACAAGACTTTAAATTCTTTGAGAATGAAAATTCAACGTTACCAGAAGAAGAATGTTGGGTCTAAGTTTTCTGTCACTACTGAATCGCCACAGGCGATAAGGGTATTTTGTCGTGCGGTTAACTAATAAGCACAACTTGCCTCAGCCTGTTGTCGATTCTCTTACTAAGGATAATTACAGTCGCGGTTCTAGCAATCGCAGCATCACCCAACTCATAGACTCGCCAAGAATCAGGATTCTGAGAGCCGAGCATGACGCTGAAATGACCGAGGATGCTTCTGATAAGGTCTGGTCAGTGCTTGGAACGGCTGTTCACAATATGTTTGAAGATGCAGCATCAAACAAAGATCACATTAGTGAAGAAAGATTATTTGCAGAGCAGGATGGTTGGGAGATATCAGGTGCTATTGATTTACAGGAAATCGAACCTGATGGTTCTGTCACTGTATCTGATTATAAATGCACTTCGGTGTGGTCAGTCATGTATGGGAAAAAAGAATGGGTGAATCAACTCAATGCTTATGCCTGGTTGGTGCGCCATGTTAAAAAAGTTCCTGTCAAAAAATGCCAAATTGTAGCTGTCCTTCGAGACTGGAAACTTTCTGAGCTTGAAAGGCAGGGGAGGAAATAATGGGTACTTGGGTCATGCCTGAAACGCAATCTGACCGAGATCAGGTCGATAAAATTCTGTCTAAATCTTTGCAATGCGGTAAGGGCGGCGAAAATGCAATGAACGCAATCTCTAATCTGATTGGGGATGACAGACTGTGCGATGACATCATCGAACTGGCTGCACGAAACCCTCGCTATACCGCGAATTTTCTGATTCTGGAAAAACTTCGTGAGTGGCACATGCTAGATGGCAAGGGGAAATGGATTAAGGGTGAATGGGAAGATAACACCTGGAGACCTCACGATGAAGATTGAAAAAAACATTGAAATTCCTAGTCCACAACATGCTGGCAACAACAAAAAGCGGGACAACATTAGAAAAACAATTTTGTTAATGAAAGTGGGCGATAGTGTCGCCTTTAGTGATAGAGGTGAGGTTGTGAGGTTTAGAGCTAGAGCATACACAATGAGCAAAACACAAGAATTAACAGCCAAATGGTTGACTAGAAAGATGCATGATTCAGAACCAATGGCTTGGAGAGTATGGAGAGTCGAATGAAGCATAACAAGAGATATCCAGATGCGCCTATTACTATCATTGCTATTGAGTTGCTAAGTGACGAGCAGCAGGATCAATACATTGCTGATCGCGTTAAGCTACATCAGGACGCTGAGTACGAGCGACTGACTGGCGGCTCACTGCCACTTTGCTCGGATCTTGAGCGATGGGCAAGACCTGCAACTTTTGCAGTTAAGAAGGCTGCCAATAAAAGAGCACTGCGAGTTTTTAGCTCAAAGCTTGCAGCGCAACAATACTTTGATTCTCAGGGTTTAGACTCGAACCACTGTATAGAAGAAAGAAAAGGTAAAAACATTCGATGTGA